TTAAATATTGTTAATATTATATTGATATATTGTGTTTTCGTATATAACGTTTATATAAAAGCATAATAATTGATTATTTTTTTGTATATTTGCAGTATAATAAAGTGGGATTGGTAAAGGTAGTAAAAGATAAAAACAATTTTCAGACGGCTTTTGTAGATATAAAAGTCAAAGACGTTGTATCTTTTTACACAAAGTCGATCAGATATTTTGAAGAGGTTACTAACCAAACAGATGACAAGCTCTCTCAGAGAGAAATAGACTTCTTGGTTTGTAGCCTCATTAATTTTCACGAGGGGCGTAGATACTTGCTAACTGAGGAATGTTTTGAAATATACAAGAAGATAGGCAATTTCAAGTCATTGCAAGAAGTAAGAATATACTCACTGAAAGATAGGATAAAGAGGTGGCTGAAGAAAGACGGAAAATCCTATAAGCTGCCACCTTTTGTGGAGAACTTGAAGGATAGTCATAATACAAAAATAGAATTGAATATTAGTTTGAGTGATGATGGGGAGCAAGATTGATGACTTAGATAGAGTCTTGAGTGAGTATGATTATGAGGCTGATGCTGTTTCTATGGATCAGGATTCTCTATTAAAAATAAAGAAAGAGTACCAACAGAGGTTTGAAAAAGATTTCGTTTCATTTTCTGATTTGGAAAACTACTTTGGAGTAAAAATTCTACTACTGCATGAAGCGAATAGCAAAAAAGAATTCGAACTTTATCTCGGTCTTAAAAAAAGAAATTGAGGAAGCTGCTGAGTTCGCTGGTGTAGATTTTGAAACTGCTGTAGATATACTAGACAATTTCTTTTTCTTACTGAAGAGAAACTTAGGAGACCCTAGATTTCCACAAATAAGGCTTGGTAAGTTTGGTGTATTCACAACTACTATAGGGGCGATTAGGAATTCAATTAGAGCATCTATTTTATCTTATAGGACAAATCCAACACTTGAAACTAAATCTCTTCTTGTAGATAAGATTGTTAGATTATGGAAGATTAGAAATAGGCTTATACTTGCAAATGAAAATATCTCAGATGATTATAGGTGGTCATTAAAGAGATCAAAAAGTTTTAAGCAAGATGAAGCAAAAAGAATGTTAGGGGACAAGTATAGTTTATATTATAATGAAGACGGGACAAGAATTAAATACAACAGATTTGGCGGCCCGGAAAAAGAAGTGAAAGATGAAGGAGAAAGTTTATAGTGATAAGCACTTTCAAAACTTAGGTCAAACATGGAACTATTATGAAAGGGAAAAGTTTGGTGGAATTGAAGTGACAGCAGAAAATAAAAGAGCATATCTAAATAAATATAAAGCAGATTTTATAGAAGGCTCTAAGCATTTAGTTGAAGAAGGTCAGATGACACAAGAGCAATTAGATGAGAATGCTGAGAAATTTGCTAGAGAGCATATTAACTTCCACAAGAAGATGGAGCGAGCTCACTACGATGGAAAGATGTTTTTCACCTGGCGCGGTAAAAGAGAAAGGGTTGCAACATACGAGTATCTAAGTAGAATGCAACAGTTTATGAAAGAGTTAGAGGAAAAATATACAACAGAAGACAATAATAAACAAGAGGGAGAATAGACATGAAAGCAAGTTTTAGGGAACAATTGACAAGGTTTAAGAATGATACTTCATTTAAGGAAAGATACAAAGATGTAGAAATCCAGGGAAGTAATTATTTGATTGAAATTTTTAGATTTGTAGATACGGAGGGAGATACAGGAGATATTAAGATTAATGCCGATTCTCCTATTTTGGTCCATGATATCTACGGAAATCTCAGAAGTGCTGCGGAGGCGATGTATACAAAGTTTACTCACGTAGCTAAAGTAATTAGGACAAGCAGTACAAATGCCGGGCCGTATAAGGAAGGAGATATAGTACTACTAAACCCAAAGGAAGCGTGTGGTACAATTTGGAATCCAGACTTTTTGTTTTTGAAACAACACTCTGAGGCAAATTATGAACCAATTATTCCAGAAGGAATGCCGGAAAAAATCGGGGCGATTCAAGGAAAGTTTGAAGATTTCTTCTTTCTACTTCCAGACCAATTCGAAGATGAATCTCACATGATTACAACATTCCTTGTACCTGATTATAAAATTAAAGCTAAATATAGTATTTGATGGGAGTATTAACAAATATTAAAAAGAGGGGGCTAAAAGATATTTTCAGTAAAAGAGTTATTTCTTATTTAGAAAGTATCAAACAAAAATTAGTCGGAGAAAGGACAGCTCAAAAAGATATGGTTGCTTATGCAGAACAAATTATCTTTAAGAGAACAATGTGTCCAGAATGTTTTGAAAAAGGAGAATGTATTCATTGCGGATGTAATTTCAAAGATTTATCTGTTTCAAAAGAAGCAACATGTTCAGAAGGAAAGTGGGGTAAAATTTTGAATGAGAAAGAATGGAATGAATACAAAAGTAAATATATGTCAGGAATTGATTTTGGTTTAGTGAAAAAGAAAATTTAAGAGAGATGGCGATTCAGACAATTCAAGAAAATTTTGGAGAAGTTAAATATGGAGAAACAATTAATAAAACTTTTCCTTTGACACAAGAACAAGTTAATACGCTACATTATTGGCAAACTGGTTGTGGTAGTTGCACTACTGTTGAAATTGATGAAGATAAAAAAGAAGTAAACATTAAGATTGATACGACAAAAGTTGGTGGAACAGAAGGGCAACTTTATAGGATGCACAAAACTGTAGATTTGCATTTTGATAAGGACGTACAAGAATTTATTGCGGATCCGATTACCTTGAAAAAGATTCCGAATCCTAATAAAAATCGTACAACTTTTATATTAACAGCGAATATCGAATGATAAATGTAATTCCTTTCTAAGGGCTGTTCGCTTAGAACATTCATAGTCCTGCCCCTTTTTTGCTCTCACCTAACAAAGCCGCCCCCTATGCAAAAGTTCCACTTGTACGGGGGCGGCCTATTTAAAGTAATTTGGAATGACAGATTTTGTAATAGTAGACAATTTAGAAGAAGATTTCTGGAAACAAAATCCAGAATTAAAATATATAGAACCATTTGCAGAATTTTCGAAAAAGAAAAATTCTTCTGAAATTATGAAAGCAATTTATTTAGCTTATGATTTCAAATCTAAATTTAATCGTGCGGGAATTTCTGAAGATGAGGCGAGAAAAGATATAGCAAAAAACTTCTTAAAAAAACCAGACTTTGTTTGGGGCGAATATAAAGAAATCATAGATGCATACAAAGACAAATGTAAAACAAAGATTCAAAAATCTTTAGAATTATTTGAAGAAGATGTAGTAGGATTTCAGAATTATTTAAGAAGACTATCATGGGAAGATGAAGAAGAAGCACAAGTAAAATCAAGTATTTATAAAATAGCAGACGAGTATTATAAAAAATACAAAGAATGCGAGTCTCTCGTGAAAGACGAAATTAGAGAAAAAAGATATAAAGGAGGTTACAGACTTTCCCCGGCGGAGAAAATGTCAACCAAAGTGGATGTATGAAAGCAACAACAAAGTTCAATCAAGATGGGAGTATCAATAGAATAATAGAAGGATCCAATGGCGATTTCGCTGTGGATCTTTTTCCGTATAAAATACAAAACAGAGAATTATTCTACGACAGAAATCATCCTGTGAATATTTCTCCTGAATCTTTTGAATACGAATTATATTGGGGCCAAAGGCTAAAAAATTATTTAGAAGGCCGATGGGTATACGATGTAGATACTTGGGTATTTATGCCGCCGAAATTGGACTTCTATATTAATTTTATGATTATTGTAGATGAAGACAGAAAAAAGATATCACCAAGACTTAGAGATAACGAATGGATAATGTCTTACTACGATTTATGTGCAGAGGGATTTTCGGGATTTGAATTAGATGAAGAATATACATGCCATGAATTGGTGGGGAAGATAGAGAAAATTCAAAGACAAAAAGAACAAGGAGATAAAAATCCAGATGAAATAAAAGAATTTGAAAAGAAGATTTTAGATTCATCTATAGGTATTAAAAAAGAAGATGGATCATATAAAAAGTTTGTCCCAGCTTGGGAATATCTTACAGAACATTATATTATTACAAATAAATCAGATAGACCACTAGGAACAGCACTATACGAAAATAACAAAAGTGATGAGATGATTTTGGCCTGTAGGGCGGCGGCGAAAGCTCTAAAACCAGATGAGCTTGTTTTAACAGAATACGGGTGGAAAAAGATAAAGAACATTAAAGTAGGAGATAGAGTATATGGATCAGATGGTAAACTTTGTAATGTAACTCAAACAACAGGCATACAAAAAAACCTCAACATGTATAAAATAAAGTTGAGGGACGGCAGAGAAATAGATTCTTGTGAGGATCACCTTTGGAAAGTATGGGATAAAAACTTAAATAGAAAAGGGGAGAAGAATCATTATTCTGTACTATCTACTAAAGATATGTTTGAAAATCCTGTATATAATAGGATAGATTCAAGATATAAAAAAAGACATGGTGAAATAAAAAGAATTATAGAGTCTAAATACTTTTTACCATTAAATAGTCCTATTGAATACTCTGAAAAAAATCTACCTATAGATCCATATTTTTTCGGATTGTGGTTAGGGGATGGACATTCTCATAGACCTGAAATTACAACTGAGGATGAAGAGATTAAAGACTATTGCTATAAGATAGCAGAAGAATGGGGACATAAAGTTTCAGTATCTAATAAACCAAATAATAAAGCTTCATCTTATCATATAACAAAAGGAAGATTCTGTAAGAGAGAAGAAAGAACTTTATTAGATAAGTTTATAGAACTAAATGTACTGAATAATAAACATATACCTAGAATTTATTTAGAATCAAGTGTAGAACAAAGATTCGAACTTTTAAGAGGGTTAATGGATTCAGATGGTACAGCAAGTTCTAGACATGCAGTGTTTTCAAACTCAAATAAAAATATTATTGACAATTTTGTAGAACTAGCAAGATCTTTAGGTATATATACAACTGTATTTGAACAACAAGCAAAGCTTTATGGAGTTGAAAAAAAGATAACTTATAAAGTTAGTATAAAAACTTTAGAAAAGATTTTTAATTTACAAAGAAAACATAACTTACATCTATCTCAAAAACCTAAAGGAAAAGTTGGAACAGGGAGATTTACAAAAGTAGGTATTGTAGGTATAGAAAAAATAGATAACCACGATGGTGTTTGTATAGCAGTTGATAATGAAGATCGTACATATATTACAAAAGATTTCATTGTTACACACAACTCGTTTTTTACATTTGGTGGTAATTTTATGCATGAGTGGTTAACTAACGGTGCAAAAAGTGTTGAAGATTTTATTAAGGATGGTTCAACACAAAAGTTATTTGCGGCGGGTTCTGTAAGAAAGGATCAATTAGAAAGATCAATGTCCATAGTAAAAAGATTCTACAATTCAATGCCAGGATCTTATGTTTACGGGGTGGACGATAAAGGAAAAGAAGATAAAGTATTTGGATTCCTATACAAATCAATTGTAGGTACTTGGGATGTAGGTACAAAGGTAGAGCACAAAGTACCTAATACAGACAATACAATTGCAATATCAGGAAATGTAATGCAACTTTCTGTAATTACCCCTGATGCAATTACGTCTCTCGCAGGGGATAGGATGGCAATGATTATCATAGAAGAGGTAGGTTTCTTGGGTTATGTAAAAAGAGTAAGAAGTGCTTTTAGAAACTCTTTACGAGTAGGTAAAAAGAAGATAGGAAAGGCTGTATACCTTGGGACATCTGGCGATATGGAGGCAATTCAAGATGCAAAAGAGATGTTTGAATCTCCGGAAGGTTTTGAAATATACCCAATTCCAAATTATTTTGACAAGAATAGATCTGGTAAAATAGGGTTATTTTTATCTGCTTGTTTGCAATCTGAAGAATTTAAGGATGAGAATGGTAATACATTTTATGAGCAGGCATTAGAAGATGTAATAGACCAGCGGGAGAGAGAATTTGAAAATTCAGACTCTACTTCATTTTGGGAGTTTGTCTCATTTAATCCAATTTACCCAAGAGAGATGCTTCGTCCTTCTACGAAGAGTGTTCTTCCTGTTGTAGAGATGACAGAACATAAGGGACTTCTTGTCACTTCAGATATTTGGAAATATAGATCTTCTATTGGAACATTCAGATGGGATCCGACTTCTATGTCTAAAGTTTCGTGGCGGCGTGATATAGAGCAAAATTTTACTCCCATCAATGACTGGGGGAAAGATAAAGAACTTAATAATAGAGAAGGTTGCTGGATTATGTACGAAGATGTAATGGAGCATAGGCCAGATAATTTATACTATATCTTATATGACCCCGCGGCGCAAGGAGGAGAAGGTACATCATTACACTCAGCATTACTTTACAAGCACAAGTTCACAGGCGGTAACAAATCCCTTCAAGAGACATTTGTTGCAGAGTTTATAGGAAGAAAGCCTAAGTTAGAGCAAAACTACGAAGAAGTAATTAGAGCTGCTTTATATTACAATGCTAAAATTCTTGTAGAAAGAAACGTTCCTGGTTTTTCTGAATGGTGTGATTCAAAGGGATATTATCATTTGTTATTGAATGAGCCAACAAGAGTTCTTACAGAAGTCAGAAGACAACCAGTTAAGTATTCGGGGCGGAAAGGTATTAGAACAGATGATGCAATAAATAAATGGAATATAACCAAGTTGGGGGATTGGTTAAGAGATCCTATTATGACAGATGAAGATGGTACTCCAATAAAGTTTAGATATCAATCAATATACTCTTTACGTCTATTAGATGAAGCGATAAACTTTAGAATGGAAAGAAAGACAGAATTTGACCACATGTCATCTGCTATGTTGTTAATGCCACTTCTTTTAGAGATAAGCGAGGACAGTATAGAAATTGTTGATGATTACGAAGACTTAAATGTATCAAAATATTCTAAGTATTCACAAATTGATCTCAGCGTAAAACAGCGATCAAAATTCCTACAAACCGTATAAACCTAAAATCAAAACATGGTTAATAGTAGAGTTCCTTTATCTGATGTAAAAGTCAGAGAGAAAAGATATAATAAAGAAAAGAATAATTTTCAGCGTCAAATTGACATTGCTGAGGCGATTGACTTCGGTTATTTGTCAGCATACAGAGATGACTCTAGGATAGAAAAACATAAGATAAACTACGATTTGTTTAACGGCCGACTCGATGTATCTTTGTACGACGAGGAATCGTGTTACTCGATTATGGGGGAGGAGATAAAGTTGAATAACAAATCAATAACACACTATCCCCTAATATCACAAGTAGCGAATGCTAAACTAGGAGAATTAATCAATATGCCTTTTGTGATGTCTGTTAAGGACCAGACTCCATTGAAAGAGTCTTTTGAGCAGAAGGAGTATAGGAAGTTGATTGATCAATATATCCAATTGAATTTCATCGCCCCGGCGGAAAAAATGATACAAGATAAAGTAAATCAAATACTCCCGCCGGAACAAACACAAGGACTATCTCCAGAAGAGATTCAGCAATTACAAGGTCAAATAGACCTACAGGTAAAGGCAATGAATCCTCAGGAGATATACGATTACATGGAGAACGATTACAGAACTCCAATTGCCAAGCAAGCGCAAGAGCTTACAGACTATCTTATAGATCAATTAGAAATAAAAGTAAAACAAGACGAGGGTGCTAAACATGCTATTTGTACAGGTGAAGAGTACTATTTGGTCGATACTCACAACGACGAGCTTATTTTTGAGTGTCTACTTCCTTCGAGTGTTACTTACGGAGGTTCTGCTGAGACCGAGTGGGTGCAGGACATGTCCTGGGCAAAAATCGAGCGATGGCTTTCAGTGGAAGAAGCTACTCAAAAATATGCAGAATATCTTTCAGAAAAAGACTGGCAAGAGCTCTACGAGTTTGTAGAACCTGTCTGGGGATCGGGTAAAAAGAACGGAGTATTTGCAGACGATCCTACTTCTTATCAAACAAGAAGGGTTATGTACGAACTTGCAGAGAACGGTTCGTATTGGACAAGAAATGTCGAGGGGTCGAAAGATTACAAGACAATGGAAGGATCTTCTAATCTTACTAATATTTATAGCAGAATTTTACAGCAGTATGGACCAGGTAGCCGTATGAGCGATTTTGGAGTTCGTGAGTGCACGATATACTTCAGAGATAAGATGATGCTAAAGAAGGTAAAAAGATTCGAGGACGGGCTTGTAAAGACCTTTATTTTAGGTGAAAACTATAAGCCAGTAGAAGACGATTTAGAAGTTGTAGAATTTTGGGTAGATGAAGTTTGGAGAGTAGTTAAATTAGGTACAAAGAATAATATCTATGTAAAGGTAGAACCAGTTCAGTATCAGTTTAGATCTCTTTCTAATTACAAAGTAGAGTTGCCAATTTACGGACGGGCGTATAATACACACAGAGGTATGTCTAGAAACGTATCTTTGGTAGATTTAGGAAAACCATATCAGCAAGAGTACGATATGGAAATGCATGCATTAAAGCATGACTTAGGAACGAATATAGGAAAGGTATTTATCTTCTTAAAAGGTCTTAAACCTCAGGAACAAACTTGGCAAGAGTTTATGACTAATATTAAGGACTTTGGAATGGTTCTGGCGGACACAAACCAAAAGGGGGTAAACTCATTAGACCCCAACTTAATAAAGAGCGTAGATGCCTCTAAAATGCCTGAAATCGCGGCGAGGATACAACTCCTAGAAAACATAAGACAGAACTTATATCGAGCAATGTTTTCTAACGAAGCATCATTAGGGCAAGTAGGTCAGTATGCTACAAACGGAAATATCGGCTCACAGCAGGCAGCTAGTTCTGTACAGATAGAGCCATTCTTCGATATGCACAGACAAATTGTAGAAAAGGCTGTTGCGGCGCTTGTAAATAAAGCTAGATTATTCTACAAAGAAAATCCAGACAAGATTCGTAATATTCTTTCTCCATCTTCTTACGCAGAGCTAGAAGCAGGACTTGCATTTTGGTACACAGAGATTGGTGTATCTTTCGACAATTCTGGAAGAACATTGAGACAGATAGAACTTATCAAGGCAAATGTACAGGCATTGATTCAGAATTCTTTCGGCCCAGAAGCATCTATCGAGCTTCTTATGGCAAACTCTACTTCAGATATTATGAATATCATCAAGAAGGGTACAAAGAGAATACAAGATCAACAAGCACAGGCACAGGAATTCCAGGCTGCTATGGAGCAACAAAAGGCTCAGTTGGAAATTCAACTCAAGCAGCAGCAGTATCAGTTTGACTTACAGAAGCAAAGAGAGGCATTGCAAGTATCTATGGATCGTGCTGCAATTCAGTCAAGATCATTCCAAATTGCTAACGACGTTAATAACAACAAGGTTAACGATAACCTTGAAAGGGCGGAGAAAGATAGAGAACTTCAGCTTAAAATACATAACGATAAGATGGCTTTAGAAATGATGAAGGCAAATAAGAAATAACGGATACACATATTGAAAATAAAAATTTAATTCTAAAAAAAACAAAAAGTAGCAGATTTTGTGTCGTATATTTGCATCGTAATATTATATGTGCACAAATCTGTTGTTAATTAACATTAAAAACAGACAAGATGGATTTTGAAGGAGTAGAAAATTACAACCCCTGGGCGGAAGTAGAAGTACAAGATGAACCGGTAGAGTTTCCTTACGATGGTATGGGACAAGAGCAATTTGAAGATCAGGAAGATTCCGAGGCGGAAGAT